GTTGAAATAAAGATTGATCAGCCGCTCTGGGTTTTCTGGGCTACCATCGCCCCGCATTGCGCTGATCCATATCAGCGATATCCGTTTAGCTTGTGGAGGAATGTGGCGTTCGATGGACATAGAAAATACTCAACGATTGCGTGAAACACTGAAAAAGCTGGAAGAGGCTTTTCGTCGCTATAACGTGCCCGGCAAGGACCAATCTGCTTTGCGAGCGATACAGCAGCTTTGTGTTGGACTAAAGGGCGAGAACGACTACATCACTGAAAAGGCAAGCCGGATTGCAACGCTCGCCGGCATCTACTACAGCGCAAGGTACGAGACGCATCCCGGCGGAGAAACAGACCTGATGTCAGAAATGAGCTTTCAATTGCCAAATGTAATTCGGAGTCAGATCAGTCGTCTCGAGCGACTACAGGGAGACGCTGAAGTTTAATGCACAGTCTCAGGATTCAGCCTGGTCGGAAACACCCGCTTTCTTGGCCAGGAACTGGGTATATAGGCCGCCCGCGACATCTGCGCCGATCACGGCAATGACGATGCCCAAGCCTGCAGCAAGATAAAAATTGCTCCACAGAGCCATCGCGAGCAGCAGCGTAGCCATGCCCAACAGGCCAGACGCAAGAAAGCGCAGGGCTACACGCTGGAGGATCTGCCGAAGACCAAGGTCAGTGCCTGATGCTCTCAACATCTCCCCAGACAAACCGGCCATGCTCAACAATACCAATAGCCAGAGGGGCACATCAGCGAGCGCCTGATGCTCTGTGTTCATCTGTAGTCCTCGAATAGGTCCGGCCTCTATGTCACTGTCATCCGCTCGCAGCAAAGAGCCAGGCATAGGGCCGAAAACGAAAAAGCCCCGCTCGATGGCAGGGCTTAAAAAGGGTACAAAAAACACGACTCAATGGTCGGGTTCTTGAAAGGCGTCTCGCTGCGTTCACAGCAACACACGCTGCTATAAAAGCAGGTCTATTCCGTGCGGAAAAGGTCTTTCCGCTGCCCGGGCCTGCTGGCCGACTAGATCAAAAGCCCGGCATGAAAAATACAAGACCCGCCCCTTAAGAATTTCTGTGTCATGTGATCCCGGTGTCCGAACACATCCCTTTTAGCCTGCACGGGAATAGTCTACACGGGGAGACCCAAAGTATTTTTCAACAATTGCAGACCTACGTGCATTTTCACTTATTTTTTTGTTGAATTTCTCAGGAGAAATAACTTCGAGAACAGGCTTCCCATTATTCATAAAATAAGCACTACCACTCCACATAACTTTTGCATCTTGCTTACCCCATTCCTCTCTAAGCGAATAAAACAAATCGCTCAATTCTTTCCCGCCAAAATTGAATACTGGGATTTCTTGATTCTGCCTTATAAAAAAAAGAGACACAGAGATGACACCATCTTCAGCTTCTGCATACGCAAGCACCTTTGAAACATCATCTCCAACCATGTCAAGAATTTGATTGCCTATTGACTGAAACAAACCCTCAATTATAGTATTCATAATTATTTTCCGCCTGGTCGATTGTAGAAAAATTTCTTAGTGGAAAATCATCAACCCAATAACGCACATGCAACGCATCTGGTCTCAATGAGTCGCCCACATATGAAGGTCGTATCTGAACACGCACGGGCAGGTTTTGTTGGAGAGCTGCATCCCATGAATTTTCGAGTGTTCTATATGAGCCCATATTGAAATTACCATTTTGTGCAAAATGGTTAAAGTCTGAATCGCCCCTGCTTCTGTAGACGCCTTCAAGCTTCAAGGAAGGGCTGCTAACCCTGCGTAACTGTCCGCTTTTGGCTGATTTCTGCCTTCCACGACCGGCTGATAACGACCCATTGTGGACATAGGCTAACGATTACACTATTTGTGTGGATGCCCATGGTTGAGTAAGAGCCCCGCATCTGCTGGATGTTGGCGGTGGGCGTTAGGCAGATGCAGATAGCTGAGTATTCACTCGGCCTGCTCCATCTCGTAGCACTCCCATTCGCTACCCAAGGCTTCACGGTAGGCACCCCAACCAGGCGGAAGGTTTGCAATGTCGATCAATGTCGGATCGTGCTCGACTATGCATTCCATGCTGACTACTAGGGCATCAGATGGGTCATTAGTTGTGCCACAGGTGAATGACCAAGAATGATCATCACCGTAATGGACTACGCACAGGATAGGGAGTCCTTCCCGCAGTGCCTGTCGCGTCGTTATGGCTGCAACATTCTTCGCTTGATCGAATGTCCAATCGTTTTGCATATGTTTGAAAACCCTAACTATAAGTAGACGACATAAGTGGCGTAGCGCTTTTCGCCGTTTGTGTCTGATAACGTATCATGTCTATGCGTAATTCCTCGTCTACTTGTGAGCGTCCGCTTTTGGCCGGTTTCTGCCTGTCGCGACAGGCAGCAATCAGCTAATAGCTTAAGCGGCTTTCCGCATTTCATCGACAGCACAATCGATCCACGCGATCCCTGCTCTCACTAATTCCCGCGTCTTCCCTTCACTTATGCCGTAGTGCTTGCCAACCCGAAGCATGGGCCATTTAGCACCGTAGTACAGCCAAATAATATCGCCCATTTGTCGGTCACGATGTGAGAGCCGCGCAATCGCGCTATCAATAGCTCCGGCCCATTCGTCGGTGATGCAATAGCTCTTGCTCACCGACACTTGCGGCACTGCCTGACGCATTAGTGCAAAAGTCGGTGAAATATAGGTTGGGACACCGGCCCCATCCATCCGCCACCATCCCCATTGCTCCAGCAGGTATTCGGTATCACCCAAAGGTCGGCCTGCCGGCTTTCGAATCATCATGTTCTCAATCCCCTGTGTAATTTGTGCCGCCGACACCGCGACGGTTGTTCATTTGGTAGTACTCGACCTGGCCAGATGTCGACGAATCCCGCTGAAGCAGTTCAATTTCCCGCTGAGCCTGCTGCAATTTGAAACTCAACTGGGTGACTAACTCGTCCGAAGAAAGCACCAACCTGCTACCCAAAACAACCCAACCTGAGCCGTTGCATGCAGTACAAATCTGCTCATAAAACACCCCTTCCACCACCGCTTTGCGCTTGCAGATCGAGCAGGGCTCCAGCTCGATCCGCTCCCTCTTAATGCCAAGCCCCTGCCCTTTTTGCATGTTTGAATCCTCTTGTAAGATTAATTTCTGTTTTCGGCTTCAGGCCAACCATCCCGAGGGATCCAGGGCAATCGGCTTATTCGCGCGTCTTGCTCCTGTCTTGTCCTGCAATGCATCAAAACCCTGTGCGTCGAGCCAGCCGTGCCACCGCTCCAGGGCGTTGCGCTTTACCACCTCGCCCATCGCCTGAAAGTAGGTGCGCTCCAGTTCGGTCAGGGCGTGGTTGAGTAGCAGTTTTCCCACCAGTGAATCGACACCGAGGTTGGCCCAGATGGAAGGCGCCAGTTTGCGCAGGTCGTGACTGGTCCACTCGCCCGCTCCCAATCGGGCAAAAATGGAAAAGGCCTGGCTGCGTGACATCGGGCGCCCCGCACGTGAAGTCGCCGGAAACAGGTACGCCCCGTCGTAACCCTGGGCCCGCTGCTGCGTACGGTAACGTTCCAGAAAAGCCACGGCCTGCGTGGTCAACGGCAACAGGTGATCGCGCTTGGATTTGGTGTCATCAGCCGGGATGAACCACTCCCCCGCATCCAGATGGATGTTTTTCCACTTGGCCAGACGGGTTTCGGTGATCCGCGTGGCATGGGTCAGCATCAATACCAGCAGCGCCACGGCCGCCGGTTCCGTGATGAACGCTTCGCCCCATTCGGCCAGCAGGTCCACCACGGCGACGTGTCGCAAGCGCGCGCCCTTGGGCTTGATTTTGGCCTTGGTGAAGTGACTGAACGACACCCCGAGCAGTGGATTTACGGTGATCTTCTTCAGCGTCAAGGCGGCGCCGAACACCACCTTCAGTACGTCCAACACCGACTTGACATAGGACAGGCTGTACTCGGCCTGCATGTGCCAGACCAAGTGTCGGTCCAAGGTATCGGCATTGAGTTTGCACAGCGGCAGATCTCCGAGAGCGGGCAATAATTGGCAGCGGATTGCCGACAACGACGATCCCCGGCGGCATTTGGACAAACTGTTATCGGTATTCAAGCGCGCGGCATACCACTCCAGCACCTGCCCGACCCGCTCCCATCCATCCACTGTGGCTGCTGCCGTCGGATCGGCCAACAAACGGGCTTGCACTAACGGCAAGTTGTCGAGCATCACCCGCGCAGGCACGTCGGGCCAGTTGGCAGCCTTTTTCCATTTGGCACCCTTGTCGAAACGCACCAGGTGCCAACTGCCTTTGCTGCGGTCGTGACGGTAACGAAAGCGCAGCGGGTGCCGCGGGTCTTTCAGCTCGGTTATGGTCGGGTCGATGGCATGCTGTTTGATAACGGCATCAGACAGTTTCACCGTCAGAGTTTTCAACGGAGCAGTCATTGGTTATCACCTCTTTTTCCAAGCAGGTCGACCACTTCAAATGTCGTGGGCCACATCCAAGCGCCGTATCGCTCGGCCATTGCCTGGTCAAAGAACAGCGCCAATGCGTGATCGGGGGGGCTGCCCAAGTCCAACTTGTACGAGCAGCAGAACACGGCAAACCGATAGTTTGCCGGATCCGGAATAGCCAAGCGGCGATCGAGCGTCTCCAAGCTGATCCCTATACGCTTGGCAGCGTTCATCAGAAGCCCTCCTTGCCGCGTTGGGATTCCCACTCGAATGCCACGCCGATGCAGCCGTTTTCGCGAATGCGGTCGACACAACGCGCACCAATGGCGTCGTTCAGTTCGGAGGGAGACAGGTTGCTGACGATGATCGTCGGACGACATTGCTCGTAACGACCATTGATGATGCTGAACAGGGTGGCCAACTCGAACTCGCTCTGTTTGGTTGCGCCGACCTCATCGAGCACCAGCAGGTCCGCGCCGATCACCTCACGCAGGATGTGCGCCTCGGACTCGCCGGAGCGATCATTGAACGTCGCTCGGATCTCGCCGATGAGCGTACCCACCGTGCGGTAGATCGCCTTGACCATGCATTGGTTGATCAGGTGACTGGCCGAGGCAATGGCCAAGTGGATCTTGCCGGTGCCGACCTTTCCCAATAACAACATGCAGCGACCTTCCCGGCGATGTTTCGAAAAGTTTTCGACGTAATCGGTACACGCATCCAGGGCAATCTGCTGGGCCGGATTCGACACGACGAAATCGGCGAATGTCTTTTCCGCGAAACGCTTCGGAATCCGCGCGCTTGAGTGCTGAACTATCCGAAACTGACAGCGCTTGCGCTCAAGTTCTTGCATGTCGCGCTTGTTGCTGGCGCAGATGGGGCAACCAGACAGGCTGCCGCCCTTGAGAATGACCGCCGTATAAGCGCCATGATCCAGGCAGCTCGCCGGCTGACGGCCGAAGACGCCGAATTTGCGGTCCATTTGAGCCCCGAAGTTAGAGACGGAAGGTGCCATTGGCGTTCTCCTTGGTGCCGGCCTTGTAATCACGACTGTCGAAGCCGGAGTGCCGACTGGTCGGATGTGGATGAGGATGTGGATGTGGATGTGCGGGGCTGACCGATTTGTCGGGGAAGATCCCCGTCCATCCGTTGCTGATCGAAAGGGTCAGCACAGAATCGGGGGTTGGATGACTCGCCAAAGCCTTGGCCTGTTGTTCACAGCTCTTGGCGGTGAGGGGTTTGTGGATTTCCTTGCGGTGCTGGCACCAGTCGGCCCAAACCTCGACGCTGACGTTCTCCGGTTTGGCGGTCAGCGGGTCGAATTTTGATGATTTACCTGGCGCGTTAGCGCCCTGCTTCTCCTGATTTCTGGTTACCTGATTGGTACCCTGATTACTGGTACCCTGATTTGTCGGAAATTTTTCCGACCCTCCTCGGATTTTTTTCCGACCCTGTTCGGATATTTTTCCGACCTTGCTCGGAGATTTTTCCGAGGTAGATCGGATTTTTTTCCGACCCTCACACGCCTCAGAGGTCGGATATTTTTCCGACCCGTCCAACTTGCGGTTCCACTCTTTAGCCTTCTCGGTCAAACGAAACAAACTGATGTTGGCCGTGTGGGATAGCTCGATCAACCCGGCGGTCTCAAGCCCTTTGAGAAGTCGGTACGCGGTATCTGGTTTGTCGGTGAGCAGGGGCAATTCTTCGACGATTTTCCCCTTGCTCAAGGCAAAGAAAATTCCCTTGTCGGTCTTGATTGGCCTTGCCCAGCTGGGGCACTCGTAGACAAAGGAAAACAGCAGCGCCTGTTGCGAGTTCAACCCCCACTCCAGCGCTTTCACTTGGTTGATCGTGATCGTGAACTGCATATCAGCCCTTCCCGCTTGGCGTTCGGGCTGGACGTTTCGACTTGTGCAACTCAATCAGTGCTGTCACCTCCTCGTGCCGGGCAGCCAAGTGCTTGGCATGCAAGGCCAGAATCTCTGCGGCTTCCGCTGCAGTGATTTCGCCGTCCTCCAGCGCCAGGGCAAGAAACTGGTCAACACGACCGCGCTTCACAGAAGTACGCAACGAGCGCTGGTGCATGTCTACGTTGTCCAGATCACCAACCTCAGGCAAGCGAACAAATACGCCGCCGTACATCGCGCAGATGTAGTCCGGCAAAAATGTGGTTTTGGCTTCAGTCTCAAGCGTGCAGACCTCATCGTCGGTGAGCGGCCTTACACCTGCCGACTCGTAAATCCGATTCTTGAAGCGCTTGAGATTCTCTTCGCCAAGAAAGTCAGAGGCGTATGCAAGCCCGCCAGGGAATGCATTTGCAGTGGCAATGACTGCTTTGCGACGGGTGTCTAGCACTGGCGATTTCATCGTCTAGTTTTCTCTCGGCGCCGTTGCGCTAAAAATGGCTTCAGTTAGTCGCTGTGATGTCCGTTAGGTACTCAGCTCGGCCCAAGGAAATGAGGGACAAAGGGTTTCTTTCTTGAATACACCGTTGGTCAAGGCTTCAGCCCGTTTGGCAACCACCGGAGACATCCCGTGCTTTTCACGAACCCAACCGGAAACGGTGCTTTGATCCACCTTGAGCTTCTCTGCGGTGGCCTCTTGCGTCCCGAAGAAAGCAACAAGGTCTTTAAAGATGGTGTTCTTATCGCCTCTGATTATGTGAATACCCATATCGTAGATCATGGGCATACCACTTTGCAACGATATGGGTTCGCCAGTAATAATCGGAAGATGGAATATAAAGAACGAATCAAGGCCGCTCGACGACACGCCGGATTTACTCAGGCCCAACTAGCGAAGCTTGTTGGCATCGATCAAGCGTCTATTTCTGACCTTGAGAGAGGCAGATCACAGCGCTCCTCCTATAACGCCTCCATTGCGAAAGCGTGCGGAGTTTCGGCCATATGGATTGAGAGTGGGTCTGGCCCGATGGTTTCAGAAACCACTGAACAGTCCAACGTAAAGGATGTTGTCCAACCTCAGATGCTTTTCCGATATCCAGTGATCAGCTGGGTATCAGCGGGTTCCTGGGAGGAAGCTGTTCAGCCTTACCCGGATGGTTTTTCTGACAGGTATGAAATATCTGACTACGACTCCAAAGGACCTGCTTTTTGGCTTGAGGTTAAAGGTGATTCGATGACCGCACCTGCAGGCGTAAGCGTCCCTGAAGGGATGATGATCCTGGTAGACACCGAGGCAGATGTGAAACCCGGCAAGTTGGTTATTGCAAAACTGCCCGCGAGCAACGAGGCGACCTTTAAGAAGCTGGTGGAGGATGGCGGTGTACGTTATCTGAAGCCGCTGAACCCAGCTTATAAAATGGTCGAGTGTGATGAAAATTGCCGCATCATCGGCGTAGCGGTACGTATGACCGGAAAGCTTTAGAGCGACACTCATGCACCGCCATTCATGTGATAAACAAGCCCGCACTAAGCGGGCTTTTTTTTGCTTCGACTCAAAAGAGTGCAAGCGTGCTCTTTCCGGATTGTTGCTTTCCCTTCAACAAAATACTGTCTATCCACACAGAAAAAAACAAAGGAAGACAGATGAGCAATGGCAGCAACTCCCTCACGTTGAACACCTATGAACAAGTCGGCCGACGCATTCAACGCATGGTGTCCGATCCAAACGTACAAAAGGTTCAGACAATCACGATCGCCCGGCGTGATGACGAGTCACCCGATGCATGGGAACGCGTCATCCAAGAACTTGAGGATACAGGTGGGATAACTCTCGAGCGGTTAGAAGACGACAGCGTGAGAATTGGCTGGCAGACATACGTCGACCTATAAGCGAAGCCCGCAATTTGCGGGCTTTTTATCGCCGACTATAAATTTTATGGGTTTACCCATTGACACAAAATATGTGCACACCTATATTTTATCCATGTCGACACATAATCGACTCAGCAGCGAAAGCCGCGCCGCTCTTTAACAGTCAGCGCAACAAACAACAGTCCGCATTGCCTCTAACGACGACCGGCGAGCAGACAAGCCCGAAAGTCTGCAAACGACAGGACCAACCTTTGCGGCTGCTCGACGGTGAAACGCCAGAACCGTGGAATGACCTGGCAAGCAATGCGCCCCGCTCCTTCAGCGGTAATAGGACGGACAGCATCACTGCTGCACCTTGGTGACAGGGTGCATTGGGATGTAATCCCACCAGAGGAAACACCATGTTAGGAATGAAAAAACTCTTCGGCAAACAAGTCGGCAACGCCCAAGCCGAAATTAAGAAGGTCGTTGACCGCGACTTGATGCAGGCCATTGTCGGTGGCGGCCTATTGATTGCGGCCGCCGACGGCGAGATTGAGGCCAGTGAGGTTTCCAAGCTGGATGAGTTGATTCGCGCCAACCCGAATCTGACGCACTTCGGCAGCGAGATCACCGAAACCATCAATCGTTTTACAGGCCAGTTGAACGCCAACTTTCAAGTAGGTCGACTGGCGATCAAGCGAGAACTGGCCGACATAAAAAACGTTCCAGCCGACGCGGAGGAAGCCTTCGTCAACATTCTTGCCGTTGCCCAAGCTGATGGTCAGATCGAGCCAGCAGAGTTGGTGGTGCTGAAGGAAATAGGCATGCACTTTGGTCTGCGCTTGGCTGACTACGGTATCGAGGTATGAAGTCCGCGACAAAGGTTCTGCTGATCCTGCTGACATTGATCGTCGGCGGCATGTTGCTGAGCAACGTAGCCTCTCGGGTCACTTGCTCCTACTACGGCATCCAGACTGACCGAGAGACCCGCTACGCAGCCTTTGTTGGCTGCATGGTTCTGGTTGACGGAGCGTGGTACCCACGCAATGAAATCCGCGTAATGCAGTGATGTTTCACTGATGCCGCTTCTTGCAAGGCGGCATTGGGAAACCTACTCACGCAAGGAAATGGACAATGCTGATTTTGACTCGCAAAGAAGGCGAAAGCATCAACATAGGCAACAACATCACGATCACAGTGCTGGGTGTTAGCGGCAAACAGGTACGCATCGGGACAAGCGCACCCAAGGATGTCGCTGTGCATAGAGAAGAAATCACGCAGCGCATTCAGGCGGGCCTATCGACGCTCCCGATGGCATCACCAGCGATCACTTAAGCGGGTCTTCGTGACGCAAACAATAGCCCGGTTTCGATCGGGCTTTTTTACGCCAGCCTTTTATCAATCAGCCCCCTTCCCTGCCCAATGGCCAGCAGCAGGTGGTCAGGGTGCTGATGAATACACCTAACCTACTCCGAGGGAACAACCATGCATCCGTCATTTGAAGAGCGCATCGATGAAGTCGGTGAGCTGCTGCAACGAACAAAGGCCGCCCGCTCCGGGTTCTACAGGCGTATTGATCGACGAGCCCCAGCCAAACCGGTGCGCTACCAAGTCGCTGGCGGAAGCTTCGCATGTACCAGATTAAAGACCTCACCACCGGCAAGACACGGGCCTTCCGTAACGAATACAAGGCCGCTCACGACCTGGCCATGCAGTTTGAAGCCAAGGCCAATCGCCAGATTACGGTGGTGCAATGAAAAAGCGAAAGCCCAACAACATGCGCACGCGGATAGAGCGAACGAGCCGAGCGCTGCTTAACGCCAATCACGTCGCGGTGGTCCACATCGACCCCAGCGGGTGTCAAGGGATGATCAACAGGAAGACCTGCAAGAGCATCCCGCCAGGACACCGCATGGCCGAAGCAGTCTGCGACTTTGCCTATCGCTGGACGATCTATGTCAGCGTCCAGTGTCGAGATCAACGCGGCCACCGCTACACCAAATCGGTAGAGGTCGCCCCTCAAGGCAACTATCTGGCCGCCCACCTCGCTGACGTGATCGAGGACACCTACAAAGCCCTGGTCGCCGACAGTAATCCGAATCACCAGGTCGCGTCGGGCTGGATCGCCATTCCCGCCGAAACATCGCTAACTGAAGAGCAGGCCGCCCGGATGTTCGACGTCGTGGGTGTCTGGCATCAGTAGAGGGCAGCATGAGACGAATAAGCAACCATGTGCGCCAGCGCCGACGATAGACATAGCTGGATCTCCCAGCCCACGGAATTGAAGAGACAAGCCCAGGCCGAGGAAGTAATTACACCTGCGCAGGAGTGCTCAATACGCGACGTGCAACGGCAACTAGAAGCCGATAACTCTGGTATCCATCATCCCAGGCAAGCAGTTCTTCCTTGTCAGAAGAAAGCACTGAACCATTTGCTGCTACAAGAAAACGGCAACATTCAATAAGGTCTCCGCCCAGCAAATTCGGGGTACTAACCATCATCTCTGCGTAACCTTTCTCATCTTCTATGAACGGCGATAGGTGGACATTGAACTTTCTGCCCAATATTTCACCTGTAATTAGATCGCCACTTTCACCTACATTTATCGAGAAGTTCCCCCTCAGCGTCTCTGCTCCAATCTCCTGCCAGTTGGCAAAATTTTGGACCAGGCACTCCTTGGCTCGCTTGTACCCGCCAGCCGACATGACGATCGCTCTTTGAAAGCGATGATGGTCGTACTCAAAATCTGAACTGTTCACGCTGTCTGACTCCTTCCAGATGGGCGAATTTGCCTTGAGCCTTCATAGCACGACAAACCAGAAAATTGCCACTAACCAATGCTGCGCATCCGGTCACGGAGGACGGCGTCTAACCGATTAACGCTGCAAATTCAGCAAAGCTGTTTGCCACCGTCTGCATGCTCCCGCTTGGGTCTACGCCATCGAAGGTAACTATCGGCCAGGGAACCGCCGCCCGTAGGTTGAAAGCAAACAGCTGACCAGCGCCATCGCCTCCAAAAACAAATAGACCAGGTGCAGTTTTCGCAAACACGCTTATTTGCTCAAAGTCTGAGACCGTTTCAGCTGGATCAAGACAAAGATTAAAGAGAGGGTCGGGAAGCGGACCCTCCCCACCATTGCTGTATTCCAGCAACTGGTAGTACTCGGAGGGAAGTTCTCGAGGCGCTGCAGCACGAAGAGTTTCCAAAGCCCCAGCAGAGGCCCCCTCGTTACCGCTCCAGCTTGAATTGATTTTCACTGATAGGCCTCCTTGATCCGGCTCCATACCGGGCCGAACACAAATACCCCACTTCAACGAATCACGCCAGCCGGCGAGGATCCCCTATGTCCGACAATCACACTGACGAAAAGAAACTCGAGAGAGCGCTCCGTAAAATCAAGCACTGCTTGGCCCTATCCACGAGTGCAAATGAGAACGAAGCGGCCACGGCACTTCGACAAGCACAAGCGCTGATGCGTGAATATCGATTGACCGAAATGGACGTGAAGCTCAGCGACGTCGGAGAGATCGAGTCTCAATTCTCTCGCAACGAGCGTAGGCCAATGTGGGATCAGCAGTTGAGCGGCGCTGTTGCCGAAGTGTTCGGCTGCACCGCGCTGCGCAACAGACAATGGTGCAAAACCAAGCAACGAGTAGTTGAGCGCGCATCATTCGTCGGAGTTACACCGGCTCAGAATATTGCACTGTATGCCTACGAGGCACTACTCACCAAGCTAACCACGGCGCGCAAGGAGTACGCCGCTGGTGTTCGGTCGGGCAAACATCGTAGCTCGTATTCTGCCGAAACGGCTGGTGACCACTTCGCCCTTGCCTGGGTCGGTCAAGTCTACGGAAAGCTTCGGGCTTTAATTCCGCAAGGCGAGGAAGACAGCATAGCCACGTCAAGTGATGGTCGTGGTCTAGTAGCCCTGCAATCACAGGACAAGGCGCTGATCGCCGAGTACCTAGCCAACAACAGCGTTGGCAAAGCCCGTAAGGCGCGTGAAACCGAGCTCGATTGGAACGCCCAAATTGCGGGCATGCTCGCGGGACGAGACGTAGACCTACACGCCGGCATTGCGCGCGGTGGCGATATTGCTCTCGCGCTATGTGCGATTGCCTGAGCACCAATTCCCCCCTCCACCTTCCGGGCAACCCCGGCATACATGCCAATCCTCGCCTCACTGCCTCCGTTTAAAACGCGAGCAAGTTTAACCACCTTCTGCCGCAACGCTCGGCATGGAGAAACATCATGGAATCCGAAATTCTTTCGGACGAAGAACTGGCGATTATCACCGGTTACAAGGCTAGGGCTTCCCAGCGACGCTGGCTGATCGACCACCAATGGGTCTTCATCGAAAGCCGAGGCAAGCGCCCATTGGTTGGGCGGCACTATGTCCGCATGAAGTTGGGCATGGTGTCACCTTCTGCTTTCAACCCGCCCTCCACTCCCGCGGCGCCCGCATGGACGCCAGACTTCTCACAAGTGAACTAATATGCGCCCCCGCAATGCCGAAACACGCAACTTGCCGCCAAGGATGTATCAATGGACACGTCCCCGGAAAAGCGGAAAAACATGGATTGCTTACTACTACTTGGACGGGTCGGGAAAGGCGATACCGCTAGGCAAAGACCTGGACAAGGCCAGGATCAAATGGGCTGAACTCGAAGCCAAGGAGGCACCTCTCGATCTTCGAACCATGAAGGGCATCTTCGATAGGTACATTCGCGATATTGTCCCCAAAAAAGCAGCACGTACCCAGAAGGACAACCTCTCAGAAATCAAGCAACTACGACCAATGTTCGACAGCGCACCTATCGATGCAATAACACCTGCAGCAATTGCCGGTTACAGGGATGCACGCTCGGCAAAAGTGCGGGCAAATCGCGAAATCGCCACCCTCTCCCACGTATTCAACATGGCACGAGAGTGGGGTCTAACCACAAAAGAAAACCCCTGCCAAGGAGTCCGTAAAAACAAGGAAACCCCGCGCGATTACTACGCAAACGATGCAGTCTGGAATGCGGTGTACCAGAAGGCGGGTCAGGAGCTGAAAGATGCCATGGACTTGGCTTACCTGACCGGTCAACGGCCAGCAGACGTGCTGGTAATGCGCAAGGATGACCTTGAGGGAGGATTCCTGATGGTTCAGCAAAACAAAACCAGCAAAAAACTTCGAATTCAGACTACCACTGACGGCTCTGCAAACAGCCTGGGCTTGCTGATCGCCCAGATCGTCAAGCGTAATGCGCAGCATCTGTCGAGTTATCTGATTGTTAGTCAAAGAGGAAAACGGATGACCGCTACCATGCTGCGTAAGCGATGGGATGAGGCAAGAGAGAAGGCGAAGCTGGCGGCACTTGAAAATGGTGACACGCTCTTGGCGAGCCGGATTGCAGAGTTTCAGTTCCGAGACATCCGACCTAAAGCGGCATCAGAGATCACGGATATTGGTGAGGCCAGCTTGCTGCTAGGACATACCAAAGGCGACATTACCGAGCGCGTTTACCGTCGTGTAGGCGCCATTGCTAAGCCCTCAAAATAGCGGAAAACGCGTTACGAAACGCCCGCGGAAAGATATGACCAATCTGTTGCATCTACCGGTTGAATCCAAAATCGACTGTAGTCCTTCCCGACAGGCACCAACCGGCCAATAGCGGACGGTGGGTATCTAAAGTTGCAATTTGTATTTTCCGCAAGCTAATTCAAAGCCTAAAATACCAGCGAAATGGCAGGGCTTTTCAACGCGGATCAGCGAGTTGAGATAGTCCCCGCCGCTTAGAAATTAAGGAATTTTCTCCACAATTGGTACATTCGAATGGCCATGTAACTCATAACGCTCCAACCATTTTTGACCACAGTACCTGCACTTAAATGCCGTTTCCCATTTCTTAAAATCGGTGCTTATTTCTTCAACAAATGGGGTAAGGTTACTTAGTTCTTCCATCTTGCTGCCATCTATTCGATCAAGCATCTTCACGCATTCGCACATATCACAGACTCCGCTCTCGCAACTCGGTGGCTAGGCCTCGTGGGGAAATCAAGCTGGGCTCCCTCAAGCCTAACGATTGCCAATATAAATTCTCTCGATCCGAATCACTTCCCTCTTTTGCGACACGACCAGGTCCTTGTAAGGAAGGTTTCGGTATCGCGCGCCAGCTCGCGCAGCATGAAGGCTCAGGGCTGCGTTGTAGTCTACGGTGCCACGCATCCATATGAGGGTACTAAAAAGAGGCAAGAGACCAGCCAATCGCGATTAGAGCGGCGCCAGCTATGGGTTGCAAGCGGGCGGCATTGACGATGAGTAACTATCTGAGCGCTTTCGGCTACTATACCTTTTGGCCGCTGGGCTCCATTCAAGCTTCGGGATATTACATGGAAACTGTCGACGCAAACCGCCTGAAGATATGGCAAGCACTTTCAGAATTTTTTCTCGACACCGAGATCACCGAGTCAACTTTTGACTATGTCGCTCGCGTAGTGTTGGAAACAGGCTATTCGCCCCAAGAAATTCAAAACATCCTATGGGGTGAGGTTTTTCCGGCACTTGAGGGAAACCTCAAATCCATTGCTGGCGAATGGGCGGGATGGACAGATGAATGGCTGTTAGAGCATCTGTCGGTATGCGAAGCCTCTGCGAACAAATTGGGTGACAGCGGCATAGCTCAAGAAATCAGTAGATGCTGGGGGCAAGTGGCAGTCCGGCTTCCGTCGGCGTACGCCTGAGTCCCGATTTCGATCCAACGCCCTTGATGGCTTCTGGCTCGTATCGGCAAGAAGCGGTCGGTGGATGGAGCAATAACCAATAAGTAAGCGTCCGGCCAAGTCATCTTCCGAACGCCAGCATTAAGGGCGATGGTGTCCGCTTTTTTTAAGCGGACGCGATCACCCTTAATCGCCAGGATTTCCATGCGCCAACGAAGCTCTTACTGAAATCCGAGCTGCCCTGCAAGACTTGATACAGATGAATAAGACTAACTACCTCACCATTTTTGCGAAGTGAAGACGATGAACGCAAAATACGATAGCGAACTTCAAGCACTGCGTCGCGAGATTGAAACGGGGGGGGCACGCCCCTCGGTAATCGACGCGCGTGTCGACGCCATGCTGGCCGAAGGCGGTAAGAACTTAGCAGCAGATTTGCTCTCAATGCTTTCCGACAAGGCTGAATATGATGAAGGGATGTTTACGCTTGTTCACGCGGCTGAATCACTCGATGTAGCTCCGTATGCGTCATATGTGTCGGCACTGCTGTCGGTATTTCCAGCGCTTTTTACTTCGTCGCCACGTTGGGCATCCATCATTCTCATGCGCTTGATGAATGGCGATGCGAGCCGACAGGAGCTAGTCCGCCAACTCCGTACCGCTCCAGCACCGGTAAAGGAATCAGTTCGCGTCATGTGCGTTCGAATTAACGAAGTAAGCCCGGAATTCTTGAGCAAGACGGTGCCGGTGACTTTGGCTGCGGCGTAATCTTAGAAATTCCGTAGCAAAAAGGGGACGGATTTATTTTCCGCTGCCTAGGTAAATAAATCCGCCCCCTTTACCCCTCCAACTACCGAACGACTGTTCCTGGCCGATTGTAGCCCTTCGTGACCGGCAGCTATGGGTCGACAGCTGTCTCTGGGAAATGACGGCATCAGCTCTCTCAATACCCCACCCAAGCATTTTCGAGCTCCTGAATCAAAGATCTAGGCACAGGCGTATCTGCATATTTTTGCGCTATTTCGAACGGGTCGACCTTTGAAGCGGATTCGTCGAATGAAAAATTTCCAACGATGTATCGGCTGAAGGTAGGTGACGCGTGGTCTTCATCAACCTGCCAAAACCCGTCATAAACAGTCACCAGGTACTCTCCGATGTAGTAGCCGATCCGTGTAATGAACCAGACTCGATCTTCATCACTGATGACTGCATTTCTGAAGTAACTGTCAAGTTGAGGCAAGAATTTCTGCGGCGTAATCAAAACCTCGTGGGGCTGGTCAAAACCAAGGATTTTGCAGAAATCATGAAGTACCGGAAGACGTTCTAACCTGAACGCGTCAAAACCTGCGATTCGCCGTGCCAACAAATGTTCGGGCGAGTATTCAATACCATCCACTTTCATTCCCTTCCCTAGATCAACTCAGATGGGATGATGCCAAACCGAGGCTGCCTGAGCAAACGAGGACGCACCCAGCGTCAATGGGTCGAACCCGGTCGTTCGGGACAGGCAGTGCCGGCCAGAAGCGAGCCTGCTCTTGGGGCATACCGAGAGCGAGATATCTGAACGTGTTTATCGTCGCGTCGGCACCTTTGCGAAATCGTCAAAATAACGGAAAAACGCGTTACAAAACGCTGATGCCCTCCCTTGTAGAATGCGGCCTGCAGCGGAGCCAAAAAATGCTCGTATTCGAACGAAATCTAGCTGTAGGCCACGAGTTTCGGGGGTTTGTATCTCGGTCTTGAAAACCGTCGACTGTAACAGGTCCATGAGTTCGAATCCCATCGCCTCCGCCATCTTTATACGACAAAGCCCTGATT